ATACGACAAGTCTAAACGCTGGGAGATGTTAGGCCCAGAAACACCACAACAATGGCAATGGTTAAAGTCTAGCTACATCTCAACTGGCCCTCGTATTCGTTGGCGTATCATGGGTCAACAGTTTCAAATCTGGCCACTAACATCTACTAACGAATACCTAAGCTTTGAGTATATCTCTAGCAACTGGGCAACATCTGCTACAGGTGCTACACAAGCATCGCTTATTCACGATACAGACACTTGCATATTTCCTGATCGCTTAGTGATTTTGGGTTTGAAAAAGAAATACTTTGAGATAAAAGGTTTTGACACCTCATCCTTCCAGCGTGATTATGATATGCAGCTAAACATTGCTAAAGCCAATGACGCTGGTTCTGCTACACTATCACTAGCACCAAGAACAGCCAATGTCCTAATTGGTTGGGAGAACATTCCAGACGCTAACTACGGAGCTTAACAATGGCTAGAGCTAAAAGAGCTGTATCACAGCCAGTATCACTGCCAGCACCAGTAGGTGGATGGAACGCTAGGGATTCACTAGCGGCCATGAGTCCGTTAGATGCGCCTATCTTAACAAACTGGTACCCAGCAACAACCGAGTGCCAATTACGCAACGGCTATTCTAAACACGCTACAGGCATTAGTGGTCAAGTGGAAACCTTGATGGCTTATGCTGGGGCTGCTACAGACAAACTATTTGCTATTGCTGGTGGTAGTGTGTATGACGTTACATCGGCAGGTGCTGTAGGTGCAGCAGTGCTTACAGGATTGACTAACTCACGTTGGCAATACCTTAACATAGCTACGGCTGGTGGCAACTTCCTATCAATGGCCAATGGTGTTGATACACCTCAAGTATACAACGGCACAACATGGGCTAACGCTGCAATAACAGGCGTTACAGCCACTAAATTAAACAGCCCTATACTTTATGCTAACCGTCAGTTCTTTATCGAGAAAGACACGTTAAAAGTATGGTATCTGCCAGTGCAATCCATTGGTGGTGCAGCAGGTGCTGTAGATATATCAGCGTTTATGACCAAAGGCGGTTACATTGTAGCTCATGGCACATGGACAATTGATGCTGGCCAAGGCGTAAATGACCATTATGTGATTATGACCAACAAAGGTCAAATCATCGTGTATCAAGGCAGCGATCCATCATTGGCTGCTAGTTGGTCTATGGTAGGTGTGTGGGATATAGGTGCGCCAATAGGTGCTAGAAGCTTATACAAATACGCTGGCGATATGCTAATCATCTGCCAAGACGGTGTAGTTCCATTGTCAGGTGCATTGCAGTCATCTAGGGTTCAACCTAGAGTAGCCATTACAGATAAAATACAGTTTGCTATTAGTGCAGCCGTAACGGATTACGGAGCTAACTTTGGTTGGCAATTAATGTATGTGCCTGGCATTAATCAATTATGGTTAAACGTGCCAGTGCAACAAGGACAAGACCAACAACAGTTTGTAATGAACACCATTACAGGTGCTTGGTGTAACTACACAGGCTGGAACGCTAACTGCATGGAGATATTAGACGATGAGCCTTACTTTGGTGGTAATGGCTATGTTGGTCACGCATGGAATACTCAAGCAGATGACGGTAGCAACATTACAGCCTTTGGCTTACAAGCCTTTAACAGCTTTAATAGTGCTGGAGCATTAAAACGCTTCACAATGTCACGACCTATTATCCGCACAGATGGCAACCCTGCTATTGGTGCTGGAATCAACATTGACTTTAACACGACAGATACAACCTCAACCTTAAACTATACTCCAGTTAATTATGGCGTATGGGATGCAAGCACATGGGATTCTGCTGTATGGGGTGGAACATTACAAGTATTGCAAAACTGGCAAGGTCTAAACGGTGTTGGTTATTACGGTGCGCCTACTGTTAAGGTAGTAAGTAACAAGCTACAAGTGCGATGGGTATCAACTGACATAGTAATTGAGGGCGGTGGCATACTTTAATGTTAGTTCAAGGTGAATTTGTAGCTCGTTGGGTAATGGAAAAGGTGGGCTTTTATACTGAGGGCATGACAGCCCTTGGTTGGGAAGTAGATGGCGTTATTATAGCTGGCACAGCCTTTGAGAACTATAACGGCAACAATATGTTTGGCCATCAAAGGATAGATAAACCTCCTCCTAGGTCTTATTGGTTTTGGGTGACAGACTATATGTTTGGTCATTTGAAGTGCAAGCGTTTTACCGCTGCTGTTGAGGCAGATAATGAAAAAGCAATTAGATTAAATAAACACATAGGTTTTGAAATAGAAGCTACCCTCAAAGATGCTGGTCGTAACGGTGATTTACATATAATGACCTTGTGGCCTGAAAAATGCAAAATGTTAAATTGGAGTAAAAAATGAGATACAACCATTTAGATATGTTACCTGAATTGGCTTTTAAACCAGTCGGCAAACGTATGACGTTAGAGGGTGGTAAAGCTAAAGCACCACCAGCACCTGACTATACAGGCGCAGCAGAAGCTACCGCTGCTGGTAACTTAGATGCTGCAAGGGCTACTGCCGCTGCTAACCGTACTAATCAAGTTACTCCATACGGCAATCTAACTTACACAGCCAACCCAGGCACTGATCCATACGGCAACACTCTATACACTGCTACTCAAACATTATCTCCAGAACAGCAAGCTATTTACGAGCAAGAGAGCAAACTTAATCAAGGCTTGATGTCTACAGCTAATACTGGTTTGCAATACGCTAACCAAGTGTTAAGTCAGCCTGGTGTTAATATGTCCAACCTTCCTAGCTTAACAAGCAATGTGCCAACTGGCCAATTAGCTACAAGCTATAATGTGCAAAATGCTACAGGCAATTTAGATTTGTCAGGTATGCCAGCTTTAAAATCATCTATTGAAACACAAGGCTTACCTTCTTACGGTATTAATCCAGGCGAAACTTACTCTGATGCTATTATGCGTAGATTGCAACCTGATTTAGAGCGTCAAAGGTCTGCTGAAGAATCTCGTTTAGCTAATCAAGGTATTGGCTTAGGCTCTAACGCTTACTCTACTGCTAAAGACATATTAGGCAGACAACAAAACGATGCTTTAACTAGCGCTATTGTTCAAGGTATGGGTGTGGGCTTACAAGCCAATCAACAACAATTTGGTCAAAATGCAGCACAAACTCAAGCACAAAACGCTGCTAATGCACAGGCTTATCAACAAGCTCTTGCTAGTGGTCAATTTGGCAATCAAGCTGCCGCACAAAACACAGGAAATGCTGCTAATTTGGCTGCGTTTGGCAATCAAGGTGTTAATCAACAATTCCAACAAGGTTTGGCTAATGCTCAACTTGGCAACCAGGCTCAACAACAAGGCTTCCAACAAGCGGCTTACAATCAAATGCAACCTATTAACGTTATTAATGCGTTGCGCTCAGGTTCTCAAGTGCAAAACCCAAGCTATGCGTCTACACCTCAACAAGCTAATGTTGCTGGTGCTGATATACTAGGCGCTACACAACAAGGCTATAACGCTCAACTAGCTAACGTAAACGCACAAAATGCAGCGTCAGGTAACTTTATGAGTGGCTTAATGGGTCTAGGTGGTGCTTATTTAATGTCTGATGAAAACTTAAAAACAGATATTAAACGCATAGGCACACATGATTTAGGTATGGGCATTTATTCTTACAGTTATAAAGACGGTTATAACCTACCTACAGGCATACAGGTTGGCGTTATGGCGCAAGAAGTTGAGAAAGTAATGCCAGAGGCTGTAATCGTAACTGATAGTGGCTTTAAAGCTGTTAATTACGCAATGCTTTAGGAGATTAAAATGGATTTTGCACAATACTTACCTACATTGGGTGGCCAACAAGAAATGCCACAAGATGACACATTAATGCAAATAGAGTTAAAGCGTAAACTAGCTATGGCTGATGCGTTACGTCAGCAAGAAACACCTCAAGGTCAAATGGTATCTGGTCAATATGTAGCGCCATCAATTACACAGCACTTAGCTACTTTGGCTAACAAATACATGGCTGGTCAAGCTGAAAAAGGTGCTATGAAACAGCTTGGTGAATACAGCAAAGGCAAGCAAGCTAAAATGGCTGAAGCTTTAGGTCAATACCAAAAAGACTTAATGCCTCGTATGGAGCAAGCACCTCAACAACCAGCAATGGTTACAGGTGCAACTGGTGAGATGGCCCCTAACATGGGTATGGTTAATGCTCCAGCTCGTCAAGTGCCTTTAACTGCTAATGATCGTTACGCTGCATTGTTGAAATACAGCTCTGCAACTGGCAATCCACAGTTAATGCAACAAGCAATGGTAGGTGGTTTAGAGTCTGCTAATCGAGCTGAGGAAACTGCTAGTGATCGTGCTTTCCGTGAGAAACAAACAGCAGGTGAGCAAGAGTTTCAACGCATACAAGCTAAAGAGCGCAACAATCAAGACCTTACTATGCAAGAAAGAAACTTTGCTAATCAATTTGCATTGCAAAAATCTAGTCAAGGTTTCCAAGCTAGTCAAAATGCACTTTCTCGTCAAACTCAAAATGCTGCACCTAGTGGCTACACAAAAAATGCTGATGGCAGTTTAAAACCAATTAAAGGTGGCCCTGCTGATCCTGACATGAAACCTTTAAACGAAGGTCAAGCTAATGCTCGCTTGTATGGCAATCGCATGACAACTTCACATAACATCGTGAACAAGCTTGAGTCAGATGGTAAGGTTAAATATAACCCACTAGCGGTAAAAGCTATTCTTACTGGCCCAGCTGGGATATCTGATGTTGCTTACGCTCAATCAGGTGCTGATACACAAAGTGCTGCACAAGCTATGCGTGACTTTATTAACGCTACATTAAGGCGTGAATCAGGTGCTGCAATCTCTGCTAGTGAGTATGACAACGCTATGAAACAATACTTCCCACAAATAGGTGAAGACAAAACAGTAACAGCGCAAAAACGAGCAAACAGAGAAACTGCAATACAAGGCATTATGGATGCAGGGTATATGCCAGGTCAAACACGACCTTCTGCTAACAAAGAGGTAAGGGTAAACTACTAATGGGATATTCAATACGCACTCAAGACGGGATTGTCATTGACAACATCCCTGACAACATTGCACCTGATTCTCCTGAATTAAAGACTCGTGTTGCTCAAGCTCGTGCTGGTAATACTCAAACACAAGCACCATCAATGCCAGAAGCTCCTAAAAGCTACACTGGTGGTGAAGCTGCAATGCAAGGACTTAAAAACTTGCCAGGTGGCATTATAAGTTCTGCTGTAGAAACAGGTAAAGCGTTACTAAATCCTATTGATACAGGTAGAGCATTGCTTGACTTGGGTGCTGGTGAATTGCAAAAAGCCTTACCTAAATCAGTAACAGGTGCAATTAATCGTGCTGACGAATACTTGATGGGCAAAGAACAAGCTCAAAAAAATCAAGAAAGAATGGCCATGACTGCCAATGCTGTTAATGAGCAATACAAAAACAGATACGGCTCTATGGAAGGCTTTAAACGTGACTTAGCAGAGAATCCTGAAGCTGTGCTTGCGGACTTGTCTACTGTGCTTACAGGTGGTGCTAGTTTAGCTGGTAAAGCCCCTAAATTAGCGTCAGCATTAAAGACTGCTAGTAATGTAACAAATCCATTGGTAATGGCAGAGAAAGCTATAACAGGCCCTGCCAACTTAGCTGCGTCACTAACTAAAGGTAGCCTAGGGGTTACTACTGGCACAGGTGGTGAAGCGATTGGCCAAGCAGTTAAAGCTGGTGAAACAAGCAACAAAGCTTTCTTAGGCAACTTGCGTAAAGCAAGCAACATGGAAGACGCTGTAGATGTTGCTAAGTCTGGTTTAAATAAAATGCGTAATGAGAAAAACGCAGCTTATCGCTCTGGTATGTATGACATCTCTCAAGACAAATC